GAAACAAAACCGGGTGAACGCCGTTGTACCGCCCCCTGAGCTTGGCCACCACTTCTTGCTGCTTATCTGACAGATGCTCCATCTATAGCCTTTACCACTACTCGGCGTCAACGCCTACCAGGAATCCCAAGTGAAGTAAGAATTGGGCGTCCGGCCATTGCTTATGTCAGCCGATACGTTGTACATATACCTGTTGAACGCTTTATCAAAATCTTGATAGCTCGCGTAGCCCAACAAAGAGATGTTAGGCTGCCTGTTGTTCGTGGAAGAATCAAGGAAGAGCAAGAACTTTTTCTGACCGTGCGTTTTCATCAGGTATAAACAAAAAGCCGCACACTCCCTGTCAAACCAAAGCTGATTTTGCGGCTGGTATTTTGCCAACTTATCCGGCGTCATCCTGAGAATGTCCTCAGTCCAAAAACAAGGCAGATTTTGATCATAAATCTGCTTGAGGACGCCTATCCGCTCACGCATGTCCGGGACGCTACTGTTAAGAGTCGCCATCCCACGGTGCAACCACAAAGGGAAACGCACGCCGTAGGTGGCCTCGAACTCGCAAAGCACGACCTCTGTAAGGAGAGAAGGCACGGTAGAAGTGTACCACCGGTCGCCGGCGTAGCACCAGATCGCCAACGACTTAGTACGCCCTCCCGCATCTCGCTCCACCTGCACCGCCTGCTTATCTCGCTTGAAAAGGGTCGCGTAGACAGCCTGGTCTGGGCAAAGCAGTACCTTGCACTTGACAGAAAACGGTCCTTCCTTGAAGGCCCAGCGGCCATAAAGCCACCGCCGCATTTGCTCAAGGTTGCGATACAACTTTTCGCCCTGCTCTTTGTTGATCGAAAGAACCTCAAAATTGGGCGTCTCAAACCGGTTCCAAACGACCTCGGCCGGCTGCCCTGGGGGTTGGGACAAGCCAACCCCCAGACTTCCGCACCACAACAAGACGGCAGCAAGTGCAGCAATCCACTTCATGTACTCTTCCCGTCGTCGCCTTTTGCCACAGGGGAAACCGTTGCGTTGAGGCGAAATTTCTCCCTCGCACGGCCGGACTGGACGGCGTCCCAGAGTTCGCCCTCCCGGCCTGCCCAAATCTTCTGAAGCACCTTCTTGTAATGGCTCATTAGCTGGGAAACACGGGACTCGCATAGTCCCTCGACCAGGGAGATTTCTTTCATCGTTAGCCCATCGAGATAGTAGTATCGGAGAATATTCCTGACTTTTTGGGGCAGGGACTTCGTCAGATCAGCGAATAACTCCTCGCTCTCCAGTGCCGACATATCCGGCACGTCTGTGAGGCTCTCCTCCAGCGGAACCGGTCGCCGGCTCCTGCTGCCGTAAACCGGCACGTCAAGACTCCAGCCATAAAATTGCCGATTCCTGCCACCCCAGGTACAGCGGCGGAGGTAGTCGTTGATCTCTCCGAGGATACGGATTCGAGCGTAGACGGGGAATTGCTCGTGTTTTGCCTCGTCGTATTTTGTGGCCGCATCGAGCAAGCCAAAATACGCCGCCGATTTCAGGTCGTCGAGGTTCACACACTTAGGCATGCCCCTCTGTTTCCGACAAGCAATTTTGTTGGCCAAAGGGAGGTATTGGTGAAATAGCTTGTCTCGAAGCTCAATGCCATTTACCTTCTCCTCAGTAACCGGTTCGTCAGCGGCCTCCGCAATGGGAGGGGTAGATTCGGTAGCGGTCGTCATAGCAGTTCCTATCGTAAAACATGGTTGAAAACGGTCGTTGTAACGTAGTAAAGTATGGCCGAGAAACCTCTCGGCCGTCCTACATTGGCACTAGCCAGTCTTGGACTCCATATTTACGACTTTGCTCCGCTTTCTTGGGAGTCTTTTTTCCATTGCCATTGTTTGACTCCTTTTCCGCGTAAACACGATAGGGTGCAGACATATAATTCAGCAGGGCGAGTGCTTCATCCACCAGGTCCCCGTCATCAGAGTGCTCCAGGAGACGTTCCAGGAGCCACGCCTTCAGGCCCCACAGCCCCTTGCTCAAAATCACCGGGGAATCGTCCGTACCGTGCAGGCCAAGAAACCGAAGAGTATCCTTGAGCCCCATCACGGAAAGATCACTCGGGGATGTCTTGTTCTTCCCGAGGTTGACGAACCGAACGAAAAATTTGATCCAGTTCATCACGTCATGTGGATCGACTGAGCCCTCTGGCAGCCGTAATTCCACTGTTTTTCGTTGCTTGACCTCCCCCGGCGGATAGTACTCATCATAATCATAATTCGGCCTCCAGGCCGAGCAGACGTTGCAGATATTGAAGGTCACACGCCGGTGCTTGTCATCATGGTAAGGCGGACAGACCTTACGCCAGAACTCAACAGCATGATACGAAAGGTTGTCGAGTTTCATGGCCTTGAAGAACTGTCGCAGGGGTACGCAGTATTCACTGGTACGCCGCCGCTTCGGCACGGCCTGGAGCAGCACCGGCTCGATTTTCATCCAGTAGGCAACCACCTTGGCAAGTTGCTGCTTGTTAAAATCGGCAACCTCGGCGTGAACGTGAACGGCACACTTGTCGTTCACCTTGACGCCCTCGTCTCGAAACTTGCCAACCACCTTTCCTATCAGAGCGATGTCGTTAACGCCAGAAGCGACAAACGAAGACAACTCCGACCCAGCGTTAAATTCGTTGTCCTTGATGGAACCGTCATGCTTGATCTTCCAGTAATTGTTGCCGTAATCCTTGTCGTTGGCATTGCTCACCTTGCACTCGCGGCCAGGGTCAACGGCCTTCACAAATTCAGCTAGTTTAGCCTTGGCCAGGTGATTGGTGACTTCAATTTCAACGCCGAACTTCCTCTTTGTTGCAAACAGCAAATACCGTACATCGCCCATGTTCCACTCCTTCGGACCTGTTCGCGACGGGGTGACAATGGTAAGACCACACTGATATGGGGTCAAGTTATTCCACAACCGGGGGTCGTGGTACACTTCTGTGTTCGCGGCGAATTGCCTGCACGACCTCGTAGGTCCGAGCGAGTACGACGCCACTTAACACTGTGATCACGACGTTTATTACGGAAATAAAAAGTACGGCCCAGAGCATGAACACTCTCACCCAACCGGAATCGTTGGCGGCTTGTTACCAGTCACACCGGAACCAATCTGGGCGGCTGACGCAACGGCCGGTCCAATATCAATCACTACTGGTGGTATATCGACCGCAAGTTCAGAAATCTTGAACGTGATAGTCGGATTGACCAGAAAGGACGGCGATTTGAACAGGCCAATGTCGTCCACGTACACAAGGGTTTGCACGGCTGACGGGACGGTCCCCCCTGTTTGGGTATTTATGTCGAAACTGAACGAGAGTGGCGTGGCGTTGAAACAGACATTGTTGGCGTCAAAACCAGCAATTAGCCTTGTGACCCGCTGCGGGATGTTAGAATTGTTGAAACTCCTCAAAGTAGCAAGAAAAGTAAATTTCCAATAGACCCCGGATACAGGCAGCACATTAAGCTCATCGTTGTTCACACACTGAAAACCAAACGTGAGCGTCCACTGCTCAATAGTCGGAAAGTCCGGAGCAAACCCCTGAAAATGCAAAGTGTTGTACCACGCAACCTCGCTAAAGTTGTAATATAGATCCTGCGAAGATGCAAACGTCAGATTGTTCCTCTGGAGGAACCTGCTGAAGTAGTTTGACGTGCCCAACTGTTGGGTAATCCTTAGCCTTTGCGGCAAAGAGAGGGGACAGCATTTTGTCTGGATGATGGTCACCGTAGGAGTCAAAGTGGTAGCATTTCCGTCAAAAGCAAACTCAACGCCCTGGGCCTGGACCGTGAAGCCACCTCCCAGATTGAAGACCTTGACTCCCTGCTCGCTGGAAGTAACGCCGGCCGAGCCGCTCAGTGCCGTTCCTCCCGCTCCTACGTACAAGGAGGAAGTAACGTCTGCCGAGCCACTGAAAGCCAGACCGCCGCTTGGCTGGTAGTTCGCCGACCAGACTACACCGGCCGAACCACCAAAACTGGCATGACCGCCGCCGCCGTTCTCCAGCAGAAGCCCGCAGGTGCCGTGGAACTGGAGCACGCCACCGCCTTCAAAATGGATCGCAGACGCCGCCCACCTGGCCAATCCAGTGAGGAAAAGGCTTCCGCTGCCGGTGTAGTCCCAAAAAGACTTGGTCAAACTTACCTCGCCAGACAGCCCAAGGGCACCGCTGGCTTCGTAGAGGTAGTTGTAATTGGCCTGGGCGACGGTGGCTTGGCCGGTCAAGACAGCACCCCCGCGACCAGGATAAGGCGGGAAACCGGTAAAAATACCCGTGCCTGAAAGGCCGAGACTCCCCCCGCCCTCGTATTCCAAAATAGTTGGAAAAACCCGCATACCCAACCCGAAAGTGAAAAGCGGGGCCACATCAGTCAACAAGTCAGAACAGAATTGGTCGTTTGGACCGGGAGTCACGTCCTCAAGGACGTTGCAAGTCGTATCCGTTGTCGAGGTAAAATCGGAAATTGCTGCCGGCCTGGTGAATCGCTGAATACTCTGGATTGGGAAAGTGATGAAGCGTTCCTGTAACTTCTGGCAAACCTCGGCCAAGTTTCGAGCATAAATATTGACGGTGATGTTAAACTTGGAGTTCGAGCCACAGTCTGGGGCAGATACCGGCGGGCACCCGGCCGGTTTGCATGTTCCGACGACGCGATAAAACGAGAACGGCCGCTCACCAACAGCCCAGGTAAAATCTTGTGTGAAGAAGTCAGTTTCATACACCTTCCAACGGAAGGGCATAGTCACTTCGTCGGCGACACTTTCGACGGAAGTGCCGGATACAGAAAGAGAGCCGCCGGCCTCGTAGGAATATGCTACCGTATTGAACGGCGGAGCAAGGTCGAGTAAATGAAGAATGTTAAGGGGCATGGCTCCTCCTTAACTAGCCGGTCCCTGAGTTTGCACCCCGCTGGTGTCAGTGAGGGTCTGAGTGGTAACAACAGTCGTGTTGTTATCGGCAAAAGTCTTAAGTGTCGTTGTCCCTGTATCGTAGACCGCCTTTTTGTAGAAACGTCTCCACAACTGAACAATCATTTCCCTAAAGGAAGACGCTACCGTGGAAGGAGCAGTAACCGGGATGCTGTCCAGGCCAGTGCTCGACAGAGCGTAGCCGGTCTTGTCGTTTACCGTCCCGGCCGTCACTTGACCGCTGGAAAGGCTCACCTGATTAGCTCCCGTTCCACTACTCACCTTCATGATGTCACCAGGAACCGCCCGAGTTGATACTTGGGCATCCAGATTAGTTCCGACGATATATCCGGCCTGACCACTACTGTAGCTACCTGGCAATGTCGTTGTCCACGGATCGGAGCCTCCGCTGCTAGAATCAACCGCAGCAATGCGGTAGAAATTACCATTCGATGGGTTGCCTTGACCAAAGGCACTATCAATAGTTGCAATTTTTGTAGTACCATTGTAAGCAGTAATTGTTCTGTATTCCGTGTCATTCGATCCGGTTGGCGTCCAGGCTATAATATAACCATCATACACATTGTTAACGCTGCTTGCCGCATTAGCCAGTTTTACCGATGTCCCAGACGAGCCAGCTTGGAATTGACCACTTGTAACGAAATTGGCAACTCCTACCACGTTGCCGAAAACATTTCCAGAAACATTGCCGTTCAGATTACCAGCGACATTTCCCGCAACGCTTCCAACACTTCCAGTAACGCTTCCAACAGAGCCAGAAATACTCGTTACAGGCAAGCTATTGCCAACAATGTAACCAGCTTGACCGGAGCTATAGCTGCCAGGCAGAGAAGTAGCCCATGGATCACCACCATCGCCAAGGGCCGTTACCTCAAGGCTGGAATCAAGTTTCGGCAAGGTGGTCCCGTAAATGTACCAGGCGTCACCGCCGGACGGAGTTATCGTGAAATCCCTGTCAACAGTTAGATCCCAGGTTGCTCCGCCAAACGAGGCAGCTGTGATTGTCCGGACCTGTTTTCCGCTCGCGTCAACAATTTCAAGGGCCATGCCGACCATGTCCGTATTGCCAACACCGCTGCTGCTGATGGTTACGGTGTTGGTTGTTCCACTTCCGGAAAGGCTTCCCGATAAGATCAAAGTGCCATACAACTTTTGTACGGTGCCTTGAACGTCTCCCGTGACACCGCCAACGGTGCCGACAACATTACCGCCGACGTTACCCGTCACGCTCGCAACGCTGCCGACAACATTACCGCCGACGTTACCCGTCACGCTACCAACAGTTCCGCAGGATGTCACAGAGCCACCAGGTAGATCGGGGACGACTTGATCTAACCATGTGTCTGGAATGCCACTCCCAGCATTCAAGTAGTAAGCCAGACTGCCCAGAGTGCTTGTATCGGTTGAGTTTAAGGCCATCAAATACCAGCCGTTGCTGATCTCACTGAAACTGCCAGAGAGCAAGTTGAAGCTGCCGCCATTCTGGCTGATCAGAACGGTCGGAGACAACCCGGTGGCTCCCAGGTAGATCGGCCGATTGAAGCTGGTGCTTTGCGGAATTAAGAGTGCCATGATCCCCTAACTGTTAGCTGTTTCGGAAGAATGCTTTCTCAAACGGACTCCTCCGCAAGAGTATTTATGAGTGCTACGGGGAAAAAGAAAAAGCCACGGAGGTTTTCTCCGTGGCTTAAGATGCCCAAGTGTTAATTTGATGAATTAGGCGTAAAGCAGGTATTTGCGTCCGAGCATGAAAGTGTAGTAGAGGCCCTTGTAGAACCCCTCAAACAGGCGTGGGTGACTGGTGTGCTGGCTGGTGTTGTTCACCGCCCAGGCCATCTGCTCCAGGGAGCGGAGCGGCTCTTCCTTGTTCGCCCACCTCCTGGCGAACATCGGATTGTGCCTGATGAAAAAACGCCACAGCCAACACTCCAGGTCGCGGTCGTTGTCGGCGGCAAAAGGCTGATAGCTGTCCTTGGCTTTGATCGTCTCATTGACCCACGTTCGCAAGTCGATGTCAGGATCGACGTGCTCGTGCCTGAAAAGCCTGTACGTCGCCTCTGGATAGGCCCGCCCGGTCTGCACAAACAACTCTGCAACGAGGCCACCGTGAGGTTTCAGACACCCGCGACAGGTTGTTATGTTCCGGGAATGAGAACTGGTCAGCACGATGGCTCCAGGCTTTTTCCCCGAATCAAAAAAACAGACGCCCTCGTCGGCAGCGAGAACAAAGTTCATGCCGTGGCGTTCTCGGTATTCTTGGATCAGGCTTGCCATTGTGGCCCCCTTCAATTAACCGCGATGCACCCACTCGAACAGGGTGGGGATGATCGGCAGTTGTCGCCCTTTTGCCATGAACTTTCGGGTTTTCCAGTCAAAGTTGCAATCCCAGATGTAAGGCACCAGGAGTGCGGCCTTGCACAAAGCCTTGGCGGTGGATTTCTCCACTGCCGGTTCGCCACTCACGTAGTTAGCCATGAAGCCGTTGTCGCACCAACGAAAAACCACAACGTCCTCGGGAGGGAAGTCGTCAAGGTCGCGATTGAAATAAATCGCGTAATTCTCCCTCATCTTGGACATGACTTCCTTGGCGAAGGTGTCGGCGTTGGAACACCCAGCCTGGTGCTGTCGGTTCCAAGCTCGCAAGTACTGAGTGGCACGGACTGCCGCAGACTTGCACTTATCGCAAGCGGCGTAGTCCTCGGTGGATTTCTCGGCCTTGTGGACGTGTCCACAGACCCCGCAAACGTAGACATATTGCAGCCGCCGCATGTTGTGGAAAACCTTCTCACAAACCAGCTGCTCCAGCACGTAGTCCGACCGAAGGTTGCTCAGGGCTTGCACGAACTGCGGCGGAGTGCCAACGTCGTGCCAGGTCGGGAAATGAATGTCATCAGCCATGTTTGGCCTCAAGAAAACGGGTTAACTACCAAGTCGCCCCCGCACGGGATGGGCAGCCCATCGAAAAGATCCCTTAGACGTATCGGGTCACTCAAAAGTCCATCACCATTATGATCGGCATTGCTCGCCTCCGAGTTCAGATTTGTAGCCAGGATTTTTTCCAAAAACTCGCGGCGGCGGCGTTCGAGGTCACTCACAACTCACCTGCTTTCCGGGTCATGAAAGATGGGGTAAGACTTCCGACTTCTTTTTTGCTTCTTTAAGCCTTTTCAAAATCTTCCCGACAAGCGGGTGTCTGACAATATACTTCTCGGGAAATTCGACCACGCCAACCCCATCAACAGACGAGAGAATGTCCATCATTTCCGCCAGGGGAGTCTTACTGTGCTGAAACAGGTCGGACTGCTCCGGATCGCCCGTAATGATCATTTTGCTTCCTTCGCCAAGTCTGGTCAAGAACAAGGTCAACTGGGCAAAAGAGCAGTTTTGTGCCTCATCGAGGATGCAGACTGAGTTATTGAAGGTACGTCCGCGTAGGTAGGCGATTGGGGCAACCTCCAGATGTTCTTCGACGAACATCCTGCTTTGCCCGTGTTGGCCCACCATCTTCCCCAGGCAGTCATACAAGGGAGTCATATATGGCTGAACCTTCTCGTCCAACGTGCCAGGGAGGAAACCAAGGTTTTCGCCGGCCTCCACGATAGGGCGAGTAAGGACTATTTTCTTTTTGCTTCCCCCGAACAAGTCCTGGAGAGCAAAGGCCATAGCTAAAAAGCTCTTGCCTGTCCCGGCGGCTCCAAGGAGAAAGACAATATCGTGCTGCTGGTAAACATTCCAGGCGAGCTTCTGTGCTGGCGTCAAGAACTCCAAGTAGAAGACTTTGTCCTGCGACTTCTTCTCGGGTGTATTGTTCTGACGGTCGGTTTTGCGTCTTGGCATAAGTTTTTTCGTAAACACGAGGGCTGACGTATTTACGAAAGTAATCCAGAAATTAGTTCCATCACTGTTGTTTGCAAAAAAGTGTCCCCGCCATACGAGGATTAAGAGATATGACTGGATAAACAACGTATGGCGGGGACTTGCCAACATGCGTCCGGAAAAAGAAGAAGGACGCCCTCCACCACACATCTGCTCGTACCATTTTACAACGGCCAGAGCGTGCGTGGGCCACACATTAAGGAGTGCGACTTGCCTTCGAGTCATCGCCAATACCTGTGCGGCCTTCGGCTTCACGGCAGCCCGATTTTGCTGCCCCTCCTCCCGTGTGCTAAGAGGTACTCTTGACCCCCTGCGGGCGGCGTGCCACATCTTACACCACTTGTGTGAAGATCGAGCGGGCCACGGCGGCGTTCTGGACTAAACGTCAGGAGTCTTGGTACTCCCCGGCATAAAGGCACAGCAGTTTGATGCTGCGGGGCTTCCTATTACAAAGGGAAGGTTTGCGACCTCGACACCCTCGGAATGATGACACACTCAGCAATGGCGTTGGCAACTTTTTTGCTTACTGCAACATTGGATGCCCCCTAAAACTGTCTGGGTCGGCGAGGACTTCCTTCTCGCACCCGAGCTTGAACTCGTCGTCATAGGCAAAGGACTTCAGTAGACGAACGTCCTCGTCACTGTCGCCCAGAATAATGCGAGCACAGCACACTATGCACAGTAGTACCTTGGAAAAAAAGCCCACCGGGTTGTGCTTTGACTCGTATTCCATCTTCTCTTCTACTTTGTCAGCAATCCTTTGAACGACCCGGCCGATCTTGTCAAGGAAGGGCGTTGGAAGAGGGGCGTTTTTGTCCGAAACCGTGAGGCTATTAGTGTTGCAGTCCATGTAAGAATCACCTTTGTACATCCGAAACTCCTTGGCCTTAATTTGGCTACCTCTAATATCGACAGTACAGGCCGATTATTTCAATCTAATTAGCTCATATATACCCGCATGGGTGGTTTCAAGAAATTCATCGAGTCAAACGAGTCGGACGCAAGAAGCTCTATTCGCAAGCTGCCGAAATCTCACCGTGCCCTAGTGCGTGGCTTCAGACTCAAGTTCGTCGGCACGGGAACCATCCCGGGCGACGACCAGCACATCGGCAAAGTTCAGGACAAGCCCCACAGGAGCATCACAGTCGCAGCACCCTGGTACTATCCGCGTGAATTTAGCTTGCTTCATGAAATAGGCCATTTAACGTGGGCCAAATGGGTAAAAGGAACAGACTTGGAGAAAAAATGGCTAACCATCTACAAAAACACCAAGGGACGTGTCCGGCAGAATGCTGAAGAGTGCTTTTGTCACGCCTATGCATCGTACTACAGTCACAACAAGATCACAAAACACGATCACGCGGCGTGGGATAACTTTATCAGAAACTTGCCCAAATAGCTAAGGCCAGGAAGGCATGAGTCCTTCCTGGCCTTAGCTATATCTGCGTCGGCGGGATCGTGTAATCCGGCCACATAGCACATCACCACCTTTCAGCCGCAAAAAGTGCGTTCTAATTTCCAGACTGAATTCTTCTCATAATGGCGGGAATAGATGACATGGCTGATTCTGTGGCCTTCTCCCACTGGTTGAAGTCCATGCTGAAAATACGGTAGTGGTAGACGATCTGGTTGCGAATGACCTGGGGCTTGAACCCCTTCTGTTGAGCGGCCATTGTGAAGATAAAAGCCCCGCCCAGGATCGGCAACTCCTCCGGAAACGGCCCTGCGGCCTTGTAGCAGTCGCGGGTCACTAGCCAGCACCAGTCCTGGATGAAGTCCACCTTTTGATTCTGCATGTAGTAACTGCCCATGTCCACGCCGACAACACCCGCGTCCTGCGACTCCGAGACATTTACGAGGAGGTCGATCCAGGCAGGGTTAAGGACCACGACATCGCAGTGCATGAAGATGAAGTACTTCGAGTTCTTATCTGCGGCCTTGGCACCCTGATTACAAGCCTTGGACCACCACTCGTTTTTGTCGTTGCGAATGACTTTTACTTCACCCTCGATCTCACTCAAGAAATCCTGGCTATCCTGCCCAGAAGCATTGTCCACGACGATGATTTCGTAATTGTTGTTTAGGCTGGTGACGGCTATGGACTGGAGGCAAATGTTGAGATATTCGGGCCGGTCCTTGTGAACAACGATGATCGAGACCTGCTCTTCTGACCCGTCCTGAAGGTTAAAACTGATTTCCGGGGCCGGGCCTTCAAGGGGATTATATGTCGGCTTGGTGGGGAGGTTTCTAGGCATACTACTCCTGGGAAATGTCAAAATGAGACTTTCCAATAAAGTAGTATGCCCGAAGGAGAAAACCTTAGTCTATCTGGACATCGTTCTTGAAAGCACGCCGCAAATCATCCTCGTCTGACGAGTAAACATACTCATAGTTGACGACCAGTTTGACCTGGTTGTATGCTATCGGTCCATTCATGATGATCTCCATGATGCCCGTGGAATGAGAAAGTCTCAACCCCGTCGCATACCACTGGAGATAACTGCGTGAATCGACATTCGCAAACTCGAAGGTGCCGTCTTTGTTTTCCATAAAAGTCTGTATTGCAAATCCATTGAAATACAGAGTGCCAGTCATTGTGTGCGGCACGATCGGAGCGTGGTTCAATTCAAGTGGAACTACGTTGCCTGCCGCGTTGCCCTGGCCCACTACAGTTTCATTCTGGACATACTGATAAGGATAGGGCGGAAGAATAGACGCCTCGCCCTCAGCGAGCTTTTGTAGATTACGTGCCTCCGAGCCGTACTCATAACTAACTTTGAGTTTGACATGAGAATAGGCAACGTCGGTGTTCCACTTTACCTTGACTTCCCCGGTAACGTGACTGACCTTCAACTCCTTGGGTCGCTCCTTCGGGTAGCCAACGGGGACAAGTGTCATAATTCCACTCAAAGACTCGCTAAAAGTCGCCACAGGCTTGCCAGCGTAAAGAACTGTGCCGTAGACGGTCCCTCTGACCACCGGTGTGTATTCCAACATCAGATCGAGCGTATCTCCTACGCCACTTTTGTTGGACTCAACAGTTTCATTCTGGACAAACCAATTGCTGTAGGAAATGTCAAGGTTACCGTTGCCCGATGACCGTTGCTGAAGGGCACAGGCGTCGTCGTCCGGAAATCCCGCCTTCGAGGGAAGCGGTTTCTTTTTTTCTTTCTTCTTAAGTGGTGCCAAATAGTTGATGTGGTCACGGTAGTCGTGCTGCCATTCCTCGTTCTCTGGGCACCACGCCTTGTAAGGGTTGCCGTCCCGCATTTCCACCTTACAACTCGCAATTTCGTCGGCAGTGAAAGTAGTTAGTTCAACATAATGGTTGACATCTTTGAACCGCATAAACGCCTGAGAGCGGTCCTGAACTGGCAACTTTTGAATAGCCTCCAACTTGGAAAACTCGTAGTAAGTGTAAGGCGAAAGGACGTGCCTGGTTCCGTCCTTGAGGACAAGGTACTTCACCGTTTGCATCAGTAAACTCCCTTTAATTCAGTTGAGTGGACACTCCGCAGACCAAGAAATTCAACGGTAGCCGTGCCGCCGGTGTTAAGCGGGACTTCCTTGGTTTCCCACCAGTGCGTCGGCTTATTTTTCACAAACTCCTGGGCATCCTCTTTCTTCGAGAAAGCTGCCTCAGTCTCTATCGCCACGTATTCTCCATCTTTTTGGCGATAAGCCTTAAACACAACAAATATTTCCACTGGGCTCCTTACTTCAGCCAAACAAATTGTACGGTCACTGTTTCTTTCGAGGCCGACGCTGACTGACCACCAACGATTTCCTGAAGCCTCCTTTGAGCATCCAAGTCGTTGCGGTATGCCGTCATCTCCTTGACCTCGCCGTTTACCCGGTGGGTGAGCAAGAAAACGTGTTCTTGCCTGAGATTGCTGACTTCCGTCTCCAGTTCAGCAATCTTCGCATTCTTCTCCCGGACCATCTGGTAGGCGTCTTCGTAGCCGTCCTCCATCATGCTCTCGAAGTCGTCCAGCAGGCACTTTTTTACCTTTTGTCCGAACTCGTTATTGTCGAGAAAAGCCTGAATGTCTTCGGGCCAGGGGTGGTCGTCCACGAACTTCATTGCTCTGGGCATGTTACCTCCGGCCGGTGCTTCCGAAGCCGCCAGCACCTCGTTGCGTCTCCGGCAACTCTTCAGTGGGGACCCACCCAAAACGGTACACGGGCTCCAGCCACATTTGGGCAAAACGCTCGCCGTGCTCAACAATCATCAACTGGCGGCTTACATTCGTTAAAAGAACAACCACGCGGCTACGAAAATCAGAATCAATCTGCCCCGGTGCATTTGGGATCACCAGACCCGCCTTCGCATGGCCACTCCTGGCCGAGATGCACGCCTTGAACCCCGGTGGAATCGCCATTGAGAATCCGCAGTCGATCATCACTGTCGCCCTCGGCGGCAGGACTGCCCTCTTCTGGCCGTTCACATCCGGCGGGCAGTTGGCAACTAGGTCGCAACACGCCGCCTGTTCCGTCTGGTACTGAGGCTCGAAGATTATCGGCTGTCCGTTTGAGCCAGTCTGTGGCGGGTCCGCCTTGATCGGCGTCGGAATCACTGTCGGCGTCGTTTTCTGGCGTTGGCTCGTTTTCTTTGCCGGCTTTCGTCCAGGGGTCTTCTTCTTGGGTGCTACTCTGGCTGCCATCTTGCTCCTTTTTCTCATTTGATAAAACACTGTCTTCGTCGTCCCAAGAGACGACAATACGCCGCTGCGGCTCGTCCTCGCCGCTTGGCTCTGGCTGCTTTACTTCTTCTGTTCCCATCGGAGGCACGATCGTCGTTTGTGGTGGTTGGCCACCGAGGAGTTCGCGTCTGATCTCCTCGTGGAATCTTTTGATGTATTCGTGCCGCTTAGCAATGATGTTCGGATAAGTTGTGGATGGCACTTTCCTGACGAGTGCCCGAAAACGATCCTTGATATCGTCGCTAACATGGAGTTTGTCAACCCAATCCAGATACATCTTCTGGGTCAGCGGGCGTTTGACTCGCGGGCGTGGCCTTTTGTCATCACCGGGCATTTGGATATTCAAATTCACTCTCATAAGGCACTACATACATCAAAACAACGGTGTTATAATCATTTAGTAAGGACCATGCTCAATTTCAAGCAATTCATTACCAACGCAGCAGCCTTCCTTAACGGATCAAACGAAACAGATCCGATGGGGCAACTAAAGCTCCCGATCACCGATGTGGAGATGCCGACCACGATGACCAAGGAGCCGGTGACGATTTTCCGCATTCAGAAGCGTGGCAAGTCTTACGAAATCTGTGCAGAAAATAACATCTCCTGGTACTGTCCTGCCATGCATTACATCCACCTTCTCAACGTCGGAAAGGCCCCGCAAGTTGGCGACAAAGTGATGCTGGAGTTTTACAAAGACGGCAGCGTGAAATCATTCAAGATCCTGAGACGGCGGGAACGAGGACTCGCCGGATGAAAAACTACCGCATTCTCTCTTCTTCAAATTGACGCCTCCAGTCCGCGTCGTTCATTGGCACCACCCGCTGCGGAGTGGGCTGTTGCGGAGGTTGCTGCGGCTGAGTTGGCACAAACGGCTCCGGCTTGGCACTTGGCGGCTTGGGCGGCTGTTGCTGGCCAGGGACATAAGGGTTGAAAAACTTACTGAAGGTGAAGTTTGTCTTCCACGCCGCGAGTAGGGCCAGGCCGAGGACTATCGACAACACCACCATGCCCTTGTTCTTCTCAAAAAAGCTCATAACTTCTCGCCTTTCCGTTTCGTGTATGCCTGGACCTTCTCGCCTGGGTACTTTTCTTCCATCGCCGCCAGTTGCCCGATTAGCTCCAAGTACTCCGGTGACAACTGCTGCGGGGTTTCCACCTCGATCTTCACCAGGAGGTCGCCACGCCGACTAGGATAGTACACGTCCGCAACGCCGTGCCCTGCGACACGCAAGAGCGTGCCCGACTGGATGCCCGGTGGAATAGTCAATTCCACGGTGCCGATAATGCTGGGCACATCTACCTTGCCGCCGAGGACGGAAAGTGCAAACGAAATGGGCACTGTACAGTGGATGTGCTCGTCGTGACTTAACGGCCTGGAAAAGAAGTCGTGGTCCCTAACGTCTAATTCAATGTAGAGGTCGCCGCGTTCCCCGTTTTGCTGAAGTGTCTCGCCCTGGCCGCGAACGCAAAGCCTCATGCCCCGAAAGGCACCCTCGGGCACCTTGACTTCGATCTCGACAGGCTGATTGACCTGGCCTTGCCCCTGGCAATTCTGACAAGGTATGGTCACGATCTTGCCGCGACCACGACACTGTGGGCAGGTCGATTGGAGGCGGACAAAAGCATGGCCTTGAACTACCCTGCCGCTGCCGTCACAAAGTTTGCACATTTCCAAAGAGTCGCCATTGTGGGCACCCGTCGCACCGCACTGGTAGCACGGCTCGCTTCTTTCAAACTGCACGTTCTTCGTACAGCCGAGTGCGGCCTCCATGAAATCAACTTCCAAGGCAACCCGCACGTCGCGGACAGATGCGTGCGGACGTTGTTGATGGAAGAAGCTCTGAAAAATACTGTCGAATGCGTCGGCGGCGTTTCTAGAGCCTGGCTGCTGGAATGGGGCATTGTGACCATAGCGATCGTAGTGCCTTCGCTTGTCGAGGTCCGATAAGACCTCGTAAGCCTGTTGGACTTCCTTGAACTTCTCCTCAGCCTCTTTGTCACCCAAATTGCGGTCTGGGTGGTACTTCATGGCCAACTGCCGGTAAGCCTTTTTAATCTCGTCATCAAGAGCAGTCCGGCTTACGCCCAAGACCTCGTAGTAGTCTCGCTTTTCGGTCATGCGTCAAGCCCATATTCATCAAATTTGTCGGGGGCGGCACCATGAGCAGGGGCCGCCGGCTTCTTCAGCGAATTTTGTTGCTTTTCCTTTTTCTCCCCACGGTCCTGCATGTACGTCATCAATTGCAGGTCCGATTCCTTGGAGGTATGCTTGGCCATGATGTCGCGGCAGGTCTCTTCGCTCAATTCGAGTGGACCCTCGAATCCAGCCTGGTAAGCTGCCAGGAGCATCGTCATGACCGTCTCCTCCTGATAGAGAGCACCCATGTTATTTCTCCAATTTCATGTATTCCTGGTGGGATTCCGGAAGCAGGTTAACGCACCGCTCGGCCAACACACCACCCTTGGCTACAATGCCACTCACTTCCAGCAACTTGTTGCTCGTCAAGAAACCATTCTTCTGGTCAAAAGCCCCAAAAACAATCTCCTTGATGCCATTCAAGTACGCTGCGTGGCTGCACATGGGGCAGGGCTCCACGCAAGAATAAAGTACGCAATCGTTCATGCGTCGTAATTTAGTCTGGGCTGCTTTTCGCAGGACGTTCATTTCCGCATGACAGGTGCAATCACGCTCAGAAAATGCTGTATCGTGATCCACGACATACGTGCCGTCCGGCCAAACCAAGACCGCACCAACGGGATTGTCGCCATTCGCCCTAGCATGCTCGGCCGCTTTGAGGGCAATCTCCATATACTTGGAATCGTTATCGGGGTCCTTGTACCGCTTTGCCACAAATTCTTGGAAATTCATTGTCATAGACTCATCTAGTAAGCGATGACGTATCTATGACAGGCCCCTAACTAAAATCGACCGGCTGCCCGGTCGATCTTGAACGTATTCCGACTTTTCTTGGACTCAGATGCCGAGTTCATCGGCACGCCTGAGCCAGTAGTCGTCAGAGGTGAACTGGTCTTGCATGTTTTCCATCTCTTGTCGCAGAGACAGGTATTGCTCGTGAGTGCAGCCCTTACCAGCGGCAAAACTTCCTCCTGCCTCTTGGGCTGCCTGATAGGCGGATGATAACTCGTTCGGGGCCTTCAGCACCTTCTCGTCCAGATCGATCTTCTCGGTGTGATGTCCGCCGCAATGGGACATATCGAAATAGACGCCCTTCTTCGTCTTCTCATCAACGACCAGGGGATCGTCCACGCCAATGTGCATCTCGCCGTGGTCGTAGTTCTCAAATAACCAGAACCGGTCGCCCTCTTCCAGTTCCCCGGCTGGAACAAGCAGGTCATGCTTCTTAGCCTCTCTGATTCGCTGAAGTTTGGGCTTAACCTTCTTGCCGTTGATTTTGTGACCCACAATCGAATAACCGCCACCCTCCATCTTATCGTTGAGCATCAGGAGCCTCTCCACAAGTGGCCTGGCTTCCTCCGCAATGCTCTGCCAGTGTTCGCCAACTTCATCATTTGCTGTCATTGCCTCGAACACCAGGCGTCCGAAGGTGCCAATAGTCACTTCCGTCTTGTCATTTTTCACGTTTGGACTCCTTTAAGAGGTTAATGAGGTCAAACCAGTAGCCGCCCCTCGCCTTCTGAACGGCTTCATCCACTTCTTTGCGGTAACTGGGCGGCAATGTCATCAGGGCCAAATGGTAGCCGCACCTGCCAGTCTTGGCAATGTTCAGAATATCTTTAGGTATTTCCGGCGGGCGGACACACTGAGCACACAGCGGCCGTGGAATCATCGACCAACCAGGCCGTTTTGTCCGAAAGGCCCTAATCCACCTCTTGGCCCTGAGTTTGGCGTTTTTCAGTGTCATTGGATTACCTGGGACGTGGTTAAATCACGGTCTTGGAAAGGAAATTCTTGGTTGCGGTCCAGGCTTGCTCGGACTGGTAGTGACTGATCGGCTTGGTGCTGCTGGCGATCTCGGCCGACCCGAGAACGGTCTCCAAGTCCTGCCAGGTGTTTTGTGCGATCAGCCCAGCCTTGAGAGCCGCCGGCAGAGGGTTACTGGCCTTATACCAAATACCAGCCTTGAGGCAGAGCATCTTGATCCGCGTCATGATCGCCTTGTGAAGTTGAATAACCGCAAGATCGTCGTGATGGCCCTCCATCATCTCCTTCGCACGCTGGAGGGCCATCATCTCGCGGTCAACCAGGCCGTCGATCTTATACGTCCAGTCGTGCCTGGCCAGGTATCGGTGGACGAGAAAGCTCAGAACAAGCCACATGGTTGTCCAGAACAACAGAATGACTGCCGTGATAATCGGAGCATGGAGACTCCTGTCGGAAATCCAATTGTGTAGAACAACGTATTTTTCGACAAGCGTGGTCACCCACATGCCCGCATAAAACGGGACGGTCATCACAGCGAGGGCATAGAAAGTGTTGCCGAGGCGTTGACCCAGGTTGGACGGGTGTTCCTCCGTCATCCCAGCAGAAAAAAAGTACGTCGCCAGGGCCAGGAAGATGCCGATACTCATAAAAGCGTAAGTGAGCGGGATCGTCGCCCCCATGTAGACGAAACTGATGGCGTCAAACTTGGGGTAGAAGGGATGGAGTGCGAACAACGCCCCCAGCAAGCCGAGGGTGAAGTGCATCTTCTTCTTCATGAAATCATTGTCACCACTGACCATAAGTGAGTCCTCCCAACAAGGCTTAAGCTGCGTATACGCGGCCCTCGGCATCCTTGACAACAATATGACACTTCTTGGGCATTCCTTGGAGAACGACCTTGACCTCGCCGCCAGGGAATCTGGCGTCCATTTCCTCGTTGCACACGGCCATAAGGCGTTCGAGAATGGCTTTGGCGGATAGCTTCTCGGCGTCGTTGAATTGGGCCGAGTTCTCGCTCCAGCCGGACTTGAGCATCTGCCGACATGGGTAGCAGGCGACCTGTTCCCAGCCCTTCACGGTAATGAATTTGACGCCGCTGCGGGAACCACACTCTTCGCAGACGTAGTGACTGCTCCGCTCAAGCTCGTAGTACATATCGTCAATAAAGTCGCTGTAGGGACGGCCCCACACATTGAGGCCACCGTACTTCTGCTTGACGGTGAGGATTTTGAAGCCATCTGGCTTTTCCATACTCCTCAGCTTGTCGAAAAATTCAACGAGCAGATCGTACCAGCCGTTCCCGCAATCAAAAAGCGGTGGAGATTCAGAGTTGAACAAGTCTGAGTAATTCGCCAGCAGCTGCTTCTTTAGCTCTTTCTTCATCTTGACTCCATCCTGCCCAAGGAGTTGCCGCCCGAACGCGGTCGAAATCACACTTGGGCATTTCAATTTTCTTGATAACAATAGGGTAAGGCTGTCCCACCTTCATAGCAGGCAGTGCCTTGGCGAGACCAACAATGGCCTCTTCAATGGTGGCGGCGAGCAGAGGTGTCCGGCCAAGAGTAATCTCGAAGACCTGGATGGCCTCCTCCGCCATTTTCACGTTGAAATCCTGCATGATCCTGTCCCTGACTGCATCGGCCTTGCACCAATATAAAACCTCGATGCGGTCATCTGGGTAGGTAGATGTCTTCATGGCAGACTCGTAGCCCCGAAATACGCCGTCCACAAACGCACAAGGGGCGTGCGACAAATAAGGCCCCCCATTTGGCCTCGTGACATGCCTGTAGACAAACCAACAATAGTCGGGGTCGTCCTCCACTTTGCTGTCCGTGCGGTAGTCGTAGGGCTGTTCCTCGGAAAATCGCTTCCAGGGGAACTCGGCCTTCGGCATTTTTGCATCCATCTCAATAACTCTCCCCGAAGTCGCCGGAATACCCAACTGCCACAGCTGCTCAAAGTATGGTGAACGGGCCACCACGGATAACGTAGATGACAAATAACGGCAGGAGGATTGGGGCCAACAGCCAGATCAAAAGCCTGGGCAGCAACTCCCCTGTAATCCAGTTAGGATTCTTGGTTGTCATCAACCCGCCGAACATGGGTATCGCAGCCAATCCATAACAGATCACCAGGTAGACAGCAGCAAGAATGTAGGCAAGAATCACCATCTCAGTAGCCCTCCCCGAAATCGCTGGAGTAAACCTGATGTGAGCGTCGGCAGACGGCCGCATGCCAGGCCCGTTCCTCCGTGGAGCACCAGTTGGACAGGAATCCGCCGGGAGGGACTTGGCCATCACGAGTAATGGCGTGCGGCGAGACCCTATATTGCGTGCGGCCGTCAGGCAGCGTTCTTGTAAGGACGACCGCTGTCCGTAACTTCCAATCCTGCAATAATTCCGGCTTGATGGTCATTCTTCCTCGTCTTGCGGGACAGAGAAATAGGTAAGGAAGAAGCACTTCCCGTCCTTCTCGCCCAACACTGCTGGGTGGAGGCTGCCAGACTTCACCAAATGAACATCGAGTGACTTCTCAGCCGACTCAGCCGATGGATGAAGTTCGCAGATGTCCCCGACTCGAATTACCCACTTCCCCGAGTAGTTGTGCATCTCAGGGGCCAAGCCGACGCCGGGCACAATTACCCAGAATTGGTCAAACAGGGCCTTCGACAGCATGTCGGGGTGGTCCTCGACTGCCGCAATGATGCCCTTAACATGGTCAGGCATCTCTACCTTGAACTCATGGAGCGGATAAGCCCTCGGCCTGAAAAGAAAAATATCCGGAATCATGCACGCCTGAACAGTGACCTTGTGGTCACGATTTGGGTCGGCGTCTGGCGACTTGTTGATAGCCTTGTAGGTGCTCTCCGGCTCCAACCAGAAGGGCGTCTTGGCGAACACTTTTCTCGGGTAAGAAACGCTCCGGTAGTCCTCCTTGAAGTTCGCACCGTGGACCTTGGCCAAGACGATGGCAGCATCGAGCATCTTGAGCTTGGTGAAGCCGCAGTATTGCTCGCCCAGGAAGTTTTTGATGATCTCATTTCGCTTGCGAAAGGCACCGGCGAGGCCAGTCATCATGAGCTCTTCCATCCGTGCCGCCTTCTTTTCGTTCTGGGCAAACGTCTCGTTGTAGGAGTCATTAAGCCTGGAGAACTGGAGAAAACTGCCCGGATGGTCGTTCCAGTGTTTGGCCTTTTCGAGCCATTCCTTGAGGCCAACGTCTTTGGGCAGCTTCTTGGAACGGACCAGGTCCCGTGCTGCCTGTGTGCGAAGCGACCTGGTGGGAGGCTTGTAGATCGCTAATCGCACTTCCTTCATGCTTTTCGCCTTGGTGAAAGACTCCTTGAGCAGGGCAAGAACCTTCGTCATCGAAGACCCCTGCTCCAGCGAAAGAAGCGTCATAATTTCACGAAGGGTGCTGTTGAACTCGCTGTCGGCCTGAAAACCCAGCCGCAGCAAGTTTTGCATGATGGGGTGCCCAAGGTCCACCTCGTCGCAGAAATACTTGAGCTTTGTGGCCATGAACTCGCCGAATGCCGGAATCAGGTCAGCGAGTGGCCTCTCCCTGACTTGCTTGATCACGGAATCGTCATAGACGGCCATTTCGTGGGCACTGTCCTTGCACTGACGGTCTACGCCGTCCTGCACGGCCAATTGCACGGCCGCAACCTCCCTGGTGATTTCGTTGGCCGCGTTGTCAACAGGTGGCTGCTTCTTGTTAGCCTTAACGATGACCTTGTTGGCCTCGTCCACGACCTGGTTGTTCTCTGGCATGGGATTCTCTTGTACTGGTTTTGGTTCCGGTGCCTGATTCTTAACGGGGAATTCGTTCAACTCCGGCCACGGCAGGCCGTCGTTCTCATCATTGGCCAAGGGCTCAATGACTTCCAGCGGTTGCGGGGGAGGGGCTTCAACCGCTGGAAGCAGTTGTGGCTTCCATAACCCCGAACAAGTGGCCTTATTTTCAGCACGCCTTCCCCGACGCACCTTCTTCATAGCACGGCGGTCGCGTGCCTTCTTTTTCCGCTCCTTGCGGTTGTGGTGCATGATTACCCTTCCTGACGGAAAATAACCGCACTGTTACTTCGCACCGTCCCCGCCCTTGACCGGGCGGAATCGGACCTGGAGCCTCTTCTCGTTAAACTTGGGCGGCGACTCAGGGGTGGCAACATCCTTGACTGCCTCTGTAATATTGGCAATCACCTGGAAGCCCTGGTCCTTGAACATGATTTCTCGCTTGGAAAAAACACACGTCACCTGCACGCTTCGCCCTTCGGCGATGAATTTCTTCAGCGAGGCGATCTTGGTGCCTAGGTCGTGCTGGCCGATGACCGGGCGGACCTGGATTTCCTTCATCTTGACGTGCGTCTGGTTCTTGATCTGCTGCTTCTTGGCCTTGCTTTGCTCAAACCTCCACCTGCCGTAGTCACGGATGTCGCAAACCGGCGGGGCGGCATGTGGGGCGATCTCGACCAAGTCGAGGCCGGCGTCCATTGCCTTTTGCTGAGCCTCCCGCAGGGGCATGATTCCCAGGGCCTGACCGTCCATAGTGACCCGAACCACCGGGGCAGTGATCGCACGGTTCACGCGAATACGCTGCTCGCGAGATTGAGCTTTAATTGAAGTTCTCCTTTTCTACTATGTCTGGTTCGACGTATCGGAACATCGGACTTGTACCCAAAGACCAGGCAACACGCAAGGTATCCTCCGGCGGCACAACGGCTTCAAAGACCCCGTAGTGGAAAGTTTCGTACTCGATCTTGCACCCGGCTTTCACGAGGGCGTTGTACGCCGTCTTGTGTGCCACCCCACGCCTCAAAGCGACGTGAAGTCTACCGGGGCGGTAAGTGATGTGTTTTCCTTTCCACAAAGCCTCACGAAGAGGCTGTTCCGTTGTTTCGCTTGCGGCAATTGGAATCGCCATTCAGTCAAACCGTTCCTGAAAACTTACGTAAACCTAGAAGGTACAAAACCACCCAGATTTCCCGTTCCATTCCTGCTGCACACGAGACAGTTTCACCCAAGGTACGCCCTCAAGCCAGAGCCATCTCTTCTTCGCAGGCATTTATCGTTTCCGTCGAACTGACGGCAACGTGTTCTAAATTACAACTTGCGTTAAAATCCCTGTCGTGGTGCGTCCCACAACCTTCACAGACCCATTCTCGGTCAGCCAATCTCAGGTTCTGATTGATTTCCCCACATACGCTACACGTCTTGCTGGAAGCAAAAAACCTGTCTGCCACGGCGATCCGGCAGTTGTACCAGACGCCCTTGTAGGTCATCTGACGCCGCCACTCGCCTAGACCAAGATCGGCAATGGCCCGTGCCAAACACCTGTTCTTGAGCATACCCGCCACATTTAAGTCCTCGATGCCGATAGCTGACTTGGTTTTCGTCAAGCAGGTCGTCATCTTGTGAATAACGTCTTGTCGGATATTGCTCACTTTCAGGTACAAACGAGCCACACGGTCTGCTGCCTTCCTTCTGTTCCTACTGCCTTTGACCTTACGGGCGACCGCTCGTTGTAGCCGCCGTAGTTTCCTAAGTCGTGAGGAGAGTGCCTTCGGGTTCTGGTACACCGTGCCGTCCGAGACGGTCGCCAGTGTCTTGATGCCCAAGTCCACGCCCACGACTTCCTTCTTGTCCTTGACGCCGGTGTAGGTCGGCATGTCCATCTCCACCAGCACGCTCACGAACCACCGACCAGCCCTCTCGCTAACCGTGGCATTAAGTATCTTGGCGTCGGTCGGCAAGTAGTCCTTCTCCTTGAGTCTGATCGTACCGAGCCGTGGCAACTGGATGCTGTTGTTGAAAACAACAATTGTACCATACAGACGGAAACTGCCAATCCCACTTTTCTTGCTCTTGAACTTCGGGAAGCCCATGCGTCTCTTCGTTTTGCGGCTATTCCAGAAGTTGCTGAACGCATTGTCTAAGTTTCGCAGGGCTTCTTGTGAACTGCACTTACTGACCTCATACATCCACGGCACTTCAGTCTTTTTCAAGACAGTCAAACGACGATGCAGTTCAATGGCATTGGGAATTTTGGTCTTTACCTCCATCGCCATCTTCTTCTGGCTCAAGCCCCAATTATATGCCCAGCGTGCTGCTCCCGCATTTTTCAGCAAGAGAGTGCGTTGTTTGTTGTTGGGCCTGATCTCAGTTTTGTAGCCTCGTTGTATCGGCAATTGTTCTTTTGCCTCCAACTCCGACAACTTACAATCATTCTGCATCTTGGTCAAACTCTCCTCTTGAGATTATGCCCAAAACGCTTCAGGGCAGGGCTCGTGTCGTTTTTCGACAGCTTCACGTTGACGATGGCGAGGCTGTCGGTGGCCATGACCTCCGCGATGACTTTCTCCATGTCACCCTCCGTCTCGATGACGTAGCCCTTCCCGCCGCCGATGACGCCAGGAATGCTCTCGAAAGCCCACTCCTGTATATCGTTCCAGGGTCCTTCGAGGATTAACCGCTCCGTCGTGTACCCCTGGTTGTTTAGGACAAAAATCTTGGGGGCCTTTGCCTTGCCGGACTTCCAGCGACGGACCAGTGTGGAGCACTCCATGCCGGTCATCTGAAACGCTCCGTCTCCCACAAACACCAGAGGAGTCAGATCCGGCCTGGCCGTGGTGACACCGAGGCTTCCTGGAACGGCAAACCCCATTGACGTGTAAAACGCCGGCGACAGGAAATTCATCGAAGAATGCATCGTCAAGTCCGCCGCACCGAAGAGGCTTTCCCCCACGTCCGCAACGATGGCGGTCTTGTCGGTGATGATCGAGTCGATCTTCTCGAAGAAGCGAGCCACCGTGATGCGAGCATTCTGGTGGGCCTCAAACTGCGGCCGGTCGCGATCCTCGATGGCAAGAACCGTGCCGCGTGGCCGAATGTCCGTCACCAAGAGGCCGTTAACAAGCTCGCTGAAAACGACGTTCTGGTAGAAGCTGTTCCTGATTTGACAGGATTCGCTCGTGGCCAGTACAACCTTCCTCTTGCCGATCTTCAGGGGCATGAAACCGAGGTTCACGTCGGTCTGCATTACCCCCAGCATGATGAGGCAGTCGCTCTCGTCCACGCGAGCCGCAACCTCGCCCTTGGACATGGAGCCGCAGTAGACGCCGAGGCTGAGCGGGTGTCGCTCGTTGAAAACACTTTTGCCCAGCAGGCTTGTGGCCACCGGAATGCCAGTCTTTTCGGCCAACTTCTTGAGCTTGTCCTGGAGGCCGAACCGAGCGATTTCCTCTCCGGCCAAGATCACCGGTAAGCGGCTGGAGTTAATGTACTCGGCCACTTCGCCAAGAACTTCTTCCAGAACCTCCTCATCAGAGGTCGGCGGTTTCGGGGTGCCTTGATCGAGTGCGTAGCTGATAGGCTTGTCGATCAAGTCGCGGGGGACCTCAATGTAGATAGGCCGCTTGTAGGTCTTCAGTGCTTCCAGTACGCGGTCGATCTCGTAAGCGGCCCGGTTGGTGTCGCGGAGGACCGTATTGGCACAGGTGACGTTGGAAAAAACCCTGTGCTGGCACTCGAAACTGCGGACCATGTGGTGCAGCAACAGGCCCTCTTGTCGCTCCTTGATGCCGGGACTGCCGGAGAGGAATACGACGGGGGACTTCTCGGCCTCAGCCTGGGCTACCGCATTAAAGATGGAAAATCCACCGACACAGTAGGTAAAGACGGCCAAGCCGATCCCGTTAACACGAGCATAGGCATCGGCGGCGTAGCCGGCACAGAGCTCGCTTGTCGTCCCGATCAACTCGATCTGAGAATTCTGGAAGTGCTTATGCAGCGGCAGGGAGTAATCCCCGGGGACGGCAAAGCCATGCTTGATGCCAGCCCTGTAAAGACGATCAGTAATGTGCTGTCCTAGTGTTGGCATGGGTCAAGTACCTTTCAATAGGTGGACCATGAGTGCAATCATGCAACCACATCTTCTGCGGTTGGGCTGTCCATGACTCGTATCAAAAAGCCGTCCTCAAGCGTTGGAAACCTCTGAACCCACTCTACTCCCTCCCCAATCCCGCAGCCTGTCTGGCTCGGCGTATAGCTAATGAAGCTAATCGATGGAGTTGAGACGCCTACGCCCAAGAAGGGGCCGCTTTGCATAAGGGTGCCGGAATCCGACATCTTAAGGAGCTTGAATTCTAGGTAATAACATCCCGGCAAACAAGTATCGCCAGCGGCCCACTCATAAATCAGACTGCTTCTCGTCAGGACGTTAGTCTTGGTCGTACCGTCAACTTGGGGGATATCTTCCTTGACCATCTCGGTAGTCGCCACCGCGTTGAGAACGCGGAATATTTTCAAGCCACTGCCCTTGGGGTAATCCGAGACGACACTTCCGTTGTAGCCGCGTTGGACCAGAATAAGTTTGTTTGTCTCATCAAAACCGATCACAAGCATCTGCTCAGGTGCCCGTGCCCGATCCATTACGATGATGTCACCAACTTGGGCCTGCTGAAAACCGTGATTATCGGCCAGCCCAAAATAAGTATCGTCAACTGTAATTGCTTTCTTTAGCCTTGCTTTCGCCCACATCGATACTTCACACACCAGGTCGGTCAGGTCGATGGGGCCATCACAATCTTCCACATCAAAGCGGAAAGACGGCTTGGTATCATGACGCCGGATCGTGAAATCAGGACAACGAGGGGGGCATTGATGGCAGTGACTGCCGTCGCCCCTCCAGAACGGATAATTCCGGTCGTTAAAGCTGTGACTTGGGACGCATGTCATACCCCTATGTATTCGTTTCCTTCCGAAACTACTCCCACTTGGAATGGGCGACCGGTGGATTTGGATCGAGTTCCAAAGTGGGCGTGTCGTCGCTGACGATACTGCGGGCGTAGAGGGCGTCGTGGCAGTAATCCTTGCCGCGAACGTAGTGGAACAGACAGTATTGCGTGGACTTGCCGAACTTGCTGCGGTCAATGGCACAGTGGATGATCGCCTGAATCCACATATTCGGATGATTCGTGTACCTTACCTTGTCTCCGACCTTGAACTTGGACATGACAATCCCTCGATCTCGCGTTGTAGTTGGCGGTCCAGGGCACGGCGGATGATTCTGTTTTTGTAGCTCTTGCTGGGCGGTTCACGATCGCCACACCCACACAAGCATCCCCCGTTGCCGTAATTGATGAGGCAATGAATGCCTCTCTTTCTTCTCCGCATCTCGTACTTGTAGATGTCCATTTTATTGTCGGTCGCCTCAAGCGAGATCACGGAGTCCGAAAACCCACTCATAGTCCGCCGTATCAATAATCCAACTGCCATTATGCCAGATGATGGTCGATAGATAGCGAACCCGGAGCGGGCGGATGTTCGCCCTGTCGATGTGTTTCGCCTTCTTGACAGCGGCTATCAGCCAGTCCTGGTGACTGACGTAGTCACGACCCATCCAAGTCCACCACAGAAACCGCCTGGTTACTTCGGTGTAGGGACGCGGGAACTCGCAAATTTGGACCCATGTGCCTCGCTCCTCGTCGAACGTCTCGAAAACGATGGTCCGCATAACATGCTCCTTACAAGGGCATGGGCAAATTGGGCTGAAAAACTTCGTTCATATTGCCCTCCATCCAGGCCAAGCGGTCTCGTAGCCAGTTCAGGTTCCCGACGTACCGCTCCAGCGTGACGTGGGCCAGTTTGCAGAGATCCTTGGTGACCTGCCAGTCGTCCTCATTGACAATGTTGGAGCTCTGAGGGCCGTAGACGACCTTGCGGATCTTCTTGCTAATGATCCGCTTGGTACATTCCGAGCAGGGCGGTCCGGTCACATAGATCGTAGATTCGTGGAGAATGTCCGGATGGCCGTGGCAATGGTCGAGGGCATTTTGTTCGGCGTGGACGATAAATGGGTACTTGGCCGGGCGACTCCAGTCAATGTCACTGTCGGCGATGGCTGCGGGGGCACCGTTGTAGCCAGTACTCTGAACACGGTGCTTGTTGTCCACGATAACCGCACCATGCTGCGTCGAGGGGTCTTTCGACCTTGACGCCACGATGAAGCAAAGGGCGATGAAATAATCATCCCAAGGTGGGACGGAGCGTGGTCGTTTCTTCATGGCACAATCCTTGTTATTCGCAACCCAGCATCTGCATGTAGTGCAGGACGAAGCGTGGTTTTGGATACCTCTCGCGAACGCCCTTGAGAACTCGTTTGTAATATGGTGCGAGCAGTTTCTCCACTACTTTTTCGGACATGGGCACCGCTACCCGCCAGCCGCCCGACTTTGGCACACTGACACTGAAGGACACGGGAATCGTACCCAGCGAAACGTAATCCAAACAGTCAACCAGGTAAGCGTCCTTGGGTATGTCCTTGACGTATCCGCCAAAGCCGACGCCGTCCGGACAGTGAATGTGATGCGGCGTATTGTTTTTCGGAACTTCTTGGTCCATGATCACCAGGACCACCACCGTTTTATTCTCACGATCCAACTCGATGTGAAAAGAGTCACGGATATCTGAGACGGCCTCATCATACTGGTTTTCTGCAACCGAACTCACTTTTTCCTTTGCATTAAGAGACTCTTCTTCCAGAAGGCCCTCCAAGCCGTCGAGAAGATTGGCCTGCTGTGCCCACTCGGGGGCGTTGGGTAGTTCCAGTCCGTCGTTCGGCTCGTACCAGCCTTCATTTGGCATGACTATCGCCTTCTTCTGGTTCTTGGCCCTGATTAGCTTGTTCAAAGATTCCCAATCGACGTAGACTTGCTTCCTCGACATAGCCGCCTTCAATGAAATAGATAACACATAAGGAGCAGCTGCAATAGAGCGAGCACTCCCACAGCTAATTGAGCGGCCGAACGCCATTTTTTGTACATAAACATGAGTATTACCGCAACGGCTGCTGTGCCAAGCATTTTTCCCACGAACAACCCGTATTGGCCGTACTGAGTGATAATGGCACGTCCGAGCGGATTGTACTCCTCACTCGGCAGTGTGCCACAGGCAACAACTAGCCACCCATCAATCAAGGAAGTGCTGACCACGAAGGCGAGGAGCCACCCAAACGGGATACGCCCCTCCAGCCAACGCTCTACTTTGCCTTCTTGGGCTTGCTGGCCTTTGGCTTGTGCGAGTCCTTCTTGCCGCAAATTTCCGTAGTATCCATGTTGACGGTCTTGTACTGCCCGATTGCTCCACATGCCTTCTCCTTGCCGTATGGGGGCCTGGTAATGAAGTCTTCGGGGGACGGCGGATACTGCGTGCCGGCACCAAGGGCGTGCCTTGTGGCCGGGCTAGACTCTTGTGCCAGCAGCCAATTTTTGAAACTAATGTGCTTTGACTTGCTTCTATCGAAACTCGTCGGCACTTGCGTTGCTATTTCCATGCCGGTATCTAGCAGACCACCGTGCAACTCTAATACTAGAAGTCGTTATTTAAGGCAATATTCTTTAGCCCAAGACTATTTTCAGGGAACGGGCACTCTATATACGCCCGGTCTATTGGAGGATCAACACACCACATGCTTGAAGAATTGAAGGAACTCGTTCCGGGCGAGATGCTTACCATTGATGATCCCGACGTGCGTGAATTCACCGAGAACGAGGACTTCAATGTGCTCGGGGTGAAGATTTACAGCCAGGACGAGGGGGAAATACTCTTCCTTGACCTGGACGGGTACTACCTCGTCTGTCACACGTTCGACGGTGATCCGAGATACTACATTTACGAACTAAATGCAGACGGGGACGAGGACGACCTGAGTGACGATGGCTTCCGGCTCGTACTGAAAGACGACCCATTGCCACACAAGATGTATGCTGGACGCAACGACAGAGAAGTGCTCTACAAAGCCACCATCGGGCCTGTCTACGAGCTCAACGTAGACAGGGAAGACGGCCCAGAAGAAAGCGAGGGTGGGGAAATAGCCGTATGCGAGTACCGCAGTAAGTCCAAGCACCACAGCCACGCACTGATCGAATTGCTTGATACCACTTTTAGGGTCTATCAAGGCTTTCAAATCAGTAAAAACAGCATTGTCCTATGAAAGACTTGGAGCTACTGTCTGCTCGTTTTCTTACCCTGGAGATACCGCCGCACAAGGAATACCTGCACAAGTATTTCAAGGGCAAAATCCAGGAGCGAGCGGTAGTTTACTTCCTTGTCTTTCCCTACGACGGCAATCTCAAGAGGTATGCACAAAACCTCATCGACCACACCGGCATACCACTTTGCACCGTATGGGTTTCCGACCTCCTGAAGAAATTCAGAACCATTGAAGAGCGATTGGCCAAAGCAGAAGCGGACAAAGACCACGTAACGGTGGCCCTCATCCGCTCTGGAAAATGGGTGCGTCGGCCGGGTAAGTTTGCTACTCGACCTTCACCTGATTCACGATGATGGGGATGTCGCACTCGTCGTCGCTGAACAATTCCGCCGCCATGATCCTCGGATCACTTTCAGGCCCGTAATGACTGAGACAAGTGATGTTAACGTCACCGGTCAACTCCCGGAAGCACTCTTCCTCCAGCGACAGCACCTTCATGCCAGCCTCTTCCGGCGTCCTGTCTGCCCCTTTCTTGTGAGCACACGGCAGACAGGCCACGACGCAGTTCTCGAAGCTGCTCTCGCCGCCCCTGCTCCTGGGGAGCAAGTGAACCACCACGCCCTCTGGCCCGCCTTGATAATACTTGCCGTCCTTGACCTGGACACCGCAGAAGCGGCAGTGGTTGTTATCGCGATTGGCGATGGCCCGCCTTGAGAAAGCTGGTGGCTTGATGTACTTCTGCTTGGTCGGCCCGGCAAGGAGCTTGCCCTTGCGGGTCCTGACGATCTTCCTGAAGTCGGCATGGCTCGGGCTTATCTTCCACCGCTCTGCATGCCCATCGACCATCTCCTCCATCTCCACAACATAGTGCTTGTCGAGAACGGTGAGAATCGTCATCTTCAGCCGGAGGCCCTGAATGCATACTGAATCAACCTCCAGTACGTCGCCCACCTGAAAGAAGGGCTTGTCGTCTGGCGGCTGCTCAATGATGACCTGAGTAAACTCCATTTTCCCTTTTTCCTCCTCCAGTTTCTCGTCGAAGGTGTGACACTTCTGCTCGCCGCCAAAGGGGCGGAAATACGGCTTGTATTGAGGTAGTTGCTCGATCTTCTCTTGGATCAGAGAAGCGTTGAGCTCACTTGGGCCTGGCTGCGACTCTAACGCCTCCTCGGCAGCATCATACTCCTTTGGGTCGCCGCCGCCGATGTACTTCCAGTTGTCCTTCTGGGCCTCGGCCATCTTGTTCTGAACCTGGCGGGCTGCCAGGCCCTTGCTGTGCAAAGGCGTGCAGTAAGGCACGGAGTCTTCCTTGATCACAGCAAGGGCCTCCTCTAAGTTGAGCGGCACAACCTCCATCACCGGGGGCGGCTCCTGATCGCTCACGACCTTTCCCTGCCACTCCTTGACGAAGAGTTGGTCGAAGTCGGCACAGATCGCGGCATGAAGCATGTCTGGAGCGTCGTCGTACTCCAATTTGTACCTGCCATCCTGTACTTCCAGGACGCGACCAAAACGGAACTTGTGGCCGTCTGTGGACTTCTCAGTGACAGTGAAGCGTGTGCCTGCACGCAAGAGCGGTTGACCGTCGAGAAATGCCGACGCACGCTCCTTGCCGCCAACACGGGCAACAAAATCATCGAAGTCTGAAAGGCGGTAGACGATGACGGGATTGCTGATGATAGGCCCCTTGTCAATGATCCGTGATACCTGGTCGCCTTTGTTGACTGTCAACTCCTCGTACTCCGTGCCCCACCGCCAGTGCGGGTAGCGGACCGGGAAGCCGCCGTAGGCCGCGA